AAGATCATTGTACCGTCTTGCTGTAATCTCTTTGCATACAATTCCTTAGGATCATTATTTCCTATCACTGTAGGATTAAAGAACTTTAAGTATGTATTATATACAAGACTAACCTGTCTCTCTTCTTCATCTGAGAGAGTACTCTCTACTATAAAGGATTTAAAGGGAAGCATTAAAGATACTTATCGACCCTGCTTTATCTTTCTATCTAACGCCTTTTGCTTGCGCTTACGCTTTTGACCTGATGACTCAAAATATCGGTGATTACGTACTTCCTCTAAAACACTATCAGAATCTATTTTAGTTTTAAGACGTCTTAAAACACGATCAATATCTTCACCTTTTCTTACTTCTACCGAATGCATATTCTATTGCTGATGTAAAGCTAAATCAACAAGCCTATCATACTGATCCTCTTCTATCTCATGATGCTTACCCTCGTCCTTGTATACTACAAAGTAATCATAATAATAACGATCACCATCACTATACCTATCATCCCATACAACATAGACTCTACCGTTGTTAATACCTACATGTGCTCTAGCTTGATTTCCAATTGAAACATATTGCTCAACCCAACTTTTATCTTGTAACTGTTTTTGTAATTCTTTATGTTCAGCTTCTGGTTCATGTACTTTAGCTGAAGAAGGCATTTGTTCACGGAAATCTGAATCTGATTCCTGATAAATTCTTGTGTACGCTTCGGCAATAAGCTGTTCGTCGTTCATATGTCGAATTATTTATTAAAAATCATCGTTGTTTTCTATAATAGCGGTCTCTGCTTTTAGTTTTTCAAGATGAGCTACAATTTCTTGGGTTACAAGCTCTTTTGCTTCTTCCTCCATCCATCCATAATGACAAATAGCTTCATTACTCTTTCGTTCTTCAATAAGATAACAGAGTTCACTGAGCTCAGAGAAAATAGCTTTGACTCTCTGATTATGTCCACGAACAAAATCTGCACGAGATAGCTCATGATTAATGATTCTATTCTGTACATACCAGTTATAGATATGCTTATTGAATTCCTCTGTTAGTTCGATTTCTTCTAAGGAATATTCGTTATTCATTTTCAGGTAATTTCCAAATAATATATCCAGCTCTCTCATCGTATTCAAGAGAAAGCTTCATAAATTTACTATATAGACTCCAGGCAGGCCCTGCAATAAGCTTACGAGTTATTTCACTCCAATCAGTACGGCAGACGATCTTCCAACAAATATTACCGAGATGGTAAAATAGTAAAGCTAAAAATTTATTCATGTAGATATATAATCTACTTTTTTTGTTTACCGAGCTTCTTTACAAAGAAGTTAATCTTTGCCTGTTCCATAGTCTTCTCGACAACAATCCAGCGAAGTGGTTTTCCTTCGTGCTCGTTTTGCTCATTAAAAATAGCTCTACGAATAATTGATTCACGTTCATCGTAAGTAGGCTCATACTTAAAGACAATAGTCCTAGTATACTTTGTTTCGTTCTTAGGTTTTGATTTTGCTTTTAATGGTAATTTAGCCATTTCTATATACTATAGGAATTATATTTTTTTACAAGCTTAAAAAGTGCTCCAGGTGCTCAACCAGAAACTAAATTAAACTTTATTTAACCTCGATACTAATATTGTGTACCTCCGGTTTCACTGTCGGGACCTTAACTCGTAGTAACCCGTCGGTGTATGTTGATGAGATGTTTTTAACATCCGTATTGTCATTAAGAGAGAAGGACAATTGTCCCTTTCTACGGCTAATGCCTTTACGATGGAAGACTACTGTCTCATCATATTCAACTTCTTCCTTATCAACAGCGATCACGAGCTTACCCTCCTTGACCGATACGTTGATATTATCCTTTCCTACACCAGCCAATGCTACTTCGATGTAGTAGGTGATTGGGTTGCCGTCTGGATCGGTTTCTGATACAATGTTATAAGGATAGACTGCATTTGGAATATCAAATGCTTTATCGAAGTCCTTAATGACATCGGTTAGCCACTTATCGTTAAACAGCGCAGGGAGGTGACTGAATCCCGTCGCTGTAGCAGGAATGATCCTGCCAATCGTGTATGGTGTTATTGTGTTTGTCATATGTTTTCTCCTTTGTTAAGCGAGTTAATATGTTCACTCTAGTCTCGGTTGAGCACCTGAGCAATATTATTTATATAGGCTATTCTAAAAAATAGCAATTATTTTTTATACCGATAATAAAAGTAAAGTGTTATAAGATATCAAACAATACCAAAACAATAATTTACAAATAACCAGAGCTGAAATCCTTTACCTAAGAGATAAAACATTGCAAACACATACCCTGCTAAAACAAGATAAATCATCGCAGCAGAAAAATCTTTAGCAGATTTTGTTTTAAAGAGTTTATAGAGCTGAGGGAACCAACTTACTGCCCAACATATAGACATGAGAAACCCGCTTATTTCAATGGCATCTCTCGTAATCTGCACGTAAATATTTAAGCATGCTGACAGAATATATATTCGAACTTGTGGAGAATGAAACGCCTAAGCTTCTTAATGTTGTAGCTACAACAAAGGAAGAAGCTGAAAAGAAGCTTAAAGCTCGTTACGGAGAACAAGTAGATTTAAAGTTATTAGATCTTAGAAGACTTATCTACTAAATTTATAGCAACATCGTGGAAATTAATTTGCTTTAGTAGACCATTTACTATTCGTATTTGTAACTTCACTCTTTCTTCTAAGCTGTATGACTTGACAGGTGTCTCAACCGTTACACTAGGGATATCACGTTTCCTTAATGCTCTTTCAAGTGTCCCTGCTGTTGGTAGATGGCCACGCACTATAACACCTTTATCAGTCTTATCTCCTATTGCCGACTTTGCCAATGGTACATCCAATTCAGCTAAAACAGCTTGAACTTTGTCCTTCATACCTGGAGAGCAATAAGCATATACTTCATCAGTTGTATCATCTTCATGAAGTGCTATAACCAATCTTGGCTGAACTTCTTCAATTTTAGCTAGAATTTCATCTTCTATTGGTAAAGAATCCTTTTTATCAAAATGTCTATTAGGATCAACTCCATCCAATCTTCTCTTACCTGTTGGATTAACATCAGCAATTACAACAATGTTCTCTTTTCCTTTATACCTTTTAGCTGCTATATTACCAGCTGGTTCATCACCGTGAATACCGCCAATCAAAACAACAGGTCCTTCTGTTGTCGCTAGAATAGATTCTACTAGAATATCAAACTTCACAGAATTATTTAAGTTAATTACACCTTTATCTTTTCTCTATAAGGCTTAAAATGTTCTTTAAATCCCTTAACTATAGCGTCATAGTTCTTTAGCTCTTTTGTATTGAGCTTTTTATTAGCTTTGAGAGAATTAAAGCCTGTAGTAAGATATGCTTGAAGCTCATCGTTAAAAACAGCTTTTGTATATCCTAGTTCATAAAGAACATCTTCTGCCTTTTTACGAACTGATTTATTAAGCTTTTTAAGAATATCGTTTGCTTTCTTTTTATATTCTTTATCTAAAAAGTATAGAGCGTGACAACATTCATGTTCAATTGTATTAGTGTCGTTATTTGATCCAATGAGATAGTAGTTACGACTTTCAATTTTACCTACAATCTTATCATGAATATCGGTTATAATACTATCGTAAATATTAAAGTCCTCTACCTCATTATCATATAGATCTGAAATAACAGGACCAGGTATATTAAACCCACCCCAATCTATAGGATAGGTAAAAGAGCCTTCATTACCTTTTGAATAGATAGCCATGAGCTCTACTAAGGTAAAGCGCTTACCGCGGATTTGTTTAAAAGGAGATTCGTAGAATTCTTGTACCCTGCAAAACGTCATAGCAAGATCATACATATCCTCTATCTGACAAAGATAAATTCCTGGGTATAGATTTTTAAGAGAATATTTGATCTTCATTTTATATTTATTGGCATCCTCGACGGGATTCGAACCCGTGCTAAGCCCGTGAAAGGGGCTGGTGCTAACCGCTACACTACGAGGACCAAAAAAAGACCGGGCGTGAGATAGCTTGCATGTGCAGAGGCCCGCCCGGTTTACTTTATTTACTTATGCTTCAAGATTCGCTGGTTCAACATTACGGAATGGATCCGGTGCTACTGCAGCAAAATCAGGTCCTTTAAAGAACATCTCTGAAGCAAGACGATTGAGCTCCATACGGAATGCAATATTCTCATCAGATTGAATATGATGGGTTGCAACATTGGTTAGGTTATTGAACAGGTCATACGCATTAACGTTTGAGTTAGCGGTTGACTGCCAACGGGTACCTTTCTTCGCTGTATCAATTCCAAGAGTCTTATAACGACCCTTGATCTCGTTATCGTTAAACATTGTTACAGCAAGCTCCTTATCTAAATCCATAACAAGCTTACGAGCGTTATAGTACTCACGGAGAGAGGCGTTATTGTTACGAAGACGATTAGCGCTAGCTGAAACTTCCTGACGGAGAGCATCTCCAGTCAAGAACTTACGAACTTGCGTATCGAAGGTACGCTGACTGAAGTCTGCGCTATCAATAAAGCGCTGAGCCATACGATGAACAGCAGTCATTCCGTTAGAGCAGACCAAGCGAAGGAGATAGGGGAAGAACTGCGACTTATTCATCGAGAAGTTCATACCAAAACCACCCTTCCACATATCCTTACCATCACCGAAGACATCGATATCAGAATCAGGGTTCTTAAAATTAATGTTGATACAAATATTTGTAGGATCGAAATCAAAATTTCGAAGCTCAAGATTGGTATCATTATCGCGCAGATAAGCCTCTGTATAACGGAGACCGGCAGTAAGGTCAATTGCCTTCTCCTCCTTAATCGGACGATCGAAGATATTAACAATCTCGTTGTTGCTACTGTCCTGAATAGCTGTAACACGCTTATTCTGACGGATGTTAGTGAGTGCATTATGGAGCGGGGCCCACTGAGCGTTATCATCTTTAATCTCGTTAACGAGCTTATCCTTAACACCAAGAACACCAAGCAGACTGCTCAATGACTTAGTACCAAGGCGATTATTATTATAAGAGAACGTATTACCGCTCTTCTCAATGTTTTCAATATCCAGAGGGACAAGGCTGTAGCCCTGAAGTGTCTGGCGGATTTCTGCGCTTTTAGCGACGAACTGATCTAGTGTTGTTGTACTCATGACCCCTTTATAATAAAGGCACCTGAGAAGGAATTCCAGAATTATTTTTAAATTCCCGGAAATAGTTTCTAATTTACTTAATAACCAGGTAGTTCCGGAAGATTACAAATTTGTTGAAATTTATCTCTTACAAGGTTGAACCCTTGCATGATGGTATTTTTATCACTTGTAGCTTTTTCTTCTGAAGCTTTATCCCGCTTTGAGCTTGAAAGATTTACATCAGTTTTTGCTTTATAGATATCAAAAAATTTTGTAAGATATTCTGTTTCATTTTGATATTTGGAGAGAGTTCCTTTTCCAAACATATCATTATTATAGAAACTTCTAGCAAGTCCCTTAATGCCCTTAATCAGTATTTCAATATCAACATCTTTTGGCTCTTTAGCAATGACACCTGGGTTTTGTATAAGAAGAGGGTCTGGTGTAGCGTTCTTAACTCCGTTTATTTCCGCTTCATGCTTAAAGATATCTAAAATAAACGAACGAATGCTTGCTGATGCCGTCTTTACTTCAACGTTTGCACCTCTTGTAGAGCGGAAAGGAGAGCGAACATTATCTTTTAATTTATATTGAGCGCCTGCATGCTGGATACTCATATCAAGAGTATCACCTAATACGCTAAACATATTCCCGTATAGAAGTCCCTTTAAACCATGCTGTGGTGTTGTTCTCCACCTACCCCACTCTGCTGTGTCAGATGGATGAATAATAAGATCAACCTGAACGTAATCGTCACCGCTTACATGAAAAATTGGATGGCCTGAATTACCCTCAGAAACATCTCTTGGCTTGACGTCTTTAATAAATTGATCAAACAGTCCCCACCAATAGGTCTGTGCTGCTGAAGGTGTTTTATGTGCTTCGTTTTTTGGAACAATGATTTGAAGATCTAAATCACCGTACGTCTTGTTTTCCTTGTCGTATTCATAATGTGCAGTACTACCAAGAGGAGACCCCATTTTAATCATTGGAATGCCATGTTTATTAGCATATAAATTAAATTGATCTATAAACTGTTTAACTTTTGGTAATACCATTCGTATAACTGAAGGGGTTATAACTGTATTTTGTGTTAAAGGAGAATCGTATCCGCCTTCATTTATCTGAGCATAAAATTTACTGAACGTTAACGGCATAAAAAATATTTATGCTATTTTCTAAAAAAAGAAACCCCTATTACCTGATCAGGGCAATAGGGGTGAGTTCGAACTCTGTTTTTCTATTTCTTTATCTCTCTGCATTTTAGGGAGAGCGACTCCTTTCCGGACTTGAGACCGGCAACTGGTAGCATTACTAAAGAAATTTGTGGTATTTGAAAAGCTTTTGTTCCGGAATTTGTTCTTTCCTCAACGGGACTCGGCATGGAGCCAAGTTTACCGTCCAGTCTGTGTTTACTAAAGCAAAGGATCAAAGCTGTATGTAAGTTTTTGGCTCCCCTTATGAAAATACGTCTACTAACATACCAACAGACAACTCAACGTATCTCTCCCACGGATTATACCTACAACGCGGGAACTTAATTTATATGACTAGAAAACCTCATTCGTTTTCACGGAGATTTATCTTACAGGCTACACGTTCACTCGGCCGAATGCTTCGCTATCACCTATCGCGGGAGTCCTTTTGCATATCAGACTTGCGCCTAGTCAAATTTTTAAAATGTACTATCAAAGATCAATTCTTATTCTTTTAATATAGTGACTGAATAAGGAAGTGGCAACTAGAAAATTTGTAAGTCTTTTTGTCCTGATAACTTGAAGCGTCCCTCATTATGTATCAGTTTTGTTATGACTTACGACGAACCGGTTCCATACATACAGCCTTTCGAACAGCTGTAGAGAGGGTTTTACCGATTTCTGTGAATTTATTTATATTTATTAAAATGAATATCCAAGAGTTGTTTCGAGACCATTACCCTGATAATTCTGACCAAAGGCAGTAATGTATCTTGCTCCAAGCTCTACGTTCTTTGAAATTTTATAGGTTATACCAAACTTAAAGGTATTAACGAACGTATCACCGTACTGTGAGTTAAGAGCGCTACCTGGATCATAACGTAGGAACGTGCTCCATCTTTCACTAAGCTTACGCTCAAGCTTAGCCTGCGCTAGCCAATATCCAACGTTAGGTGATGTTGGATCAGTATAGCTATAACCATCACCTAGACCACCACGAAGACTGAACTCCCAATCCTTACCAAGAGCCCATGTATATCGAAGCTTAAGCTCTGTATAACCATCGGTTTGTTGATCAGGTCCTGTTATACGTGAAGCACCGGTTTCAGCTTCTAGATCCCAACCATTCTTAAAGTTAGCACCCATAGAGAGTTGCTCGGTATTGTTCCACTGGTACGGTCCCCATTGACCATCTGTTTTTGTACGCTGATACATACCTGTCCAGTGAGGCTCGATATTATATTCAATTGGTTCATTCGTACTGATGAGTACTACTTTGTTCGTGTCACCAGCGTAAGCAGCGACCGTGGTTAGCGTTGCGACGATTAGTACAATGTATTTGTTTTTCATATTTGTGTACGTGGGTTGAATTACTTGATAAATGTAAAGGCAGCTGCGGTTGAAAGCAAAAGCAATACCCAAACACAAAGTGTTGAATAATATGTCCAAAGACTTGTCCCAAAATAGCGTTTACCAATAAGAACACATTCATGAAGCGGGGAGATAAGGTATCCGGCGTAATCCAGAGCAAAGAACCAGAGAAGATATTCTTTACCAAAGATCGTCGACATAAGGACGGTTAGTGCAGCGAACTTTCCATCAGATCCCATACTATACGAGGCGATAAATGTAATAATACTAATTACAATAAAACCAACAGATGTGTGCATTGATACACCAAGATTCTTTACAGACGATTCAATCCAATCATGATGCTCTTGCATATAATCAGATAAGAAGAAGACAATACCAATTATCCAAATTGTATTCCAGTTAATATAGCTATTAAGTTTTTTGAGATTAAAATTCTTTGTTAGAATCAGATAATAAGCCATTAGCGTACCAAATACCGTAAACACAGCCAATGGACCTTCACCACCTAGAAGAATGTACCCAACGATAGCTAGAAGAAACGGTACAACGTTCTTAATAAATCCAAGAACATTAAATTTAGGTCTTTCGGTAATCTCTACTTCCTCTTCTTTAACATTAAACCAAATATAATAACCAATAAAGAGAGCAGAAACAGCAATTAACGGCCAGATCATTCCTAACCAAGCTGTATAACCGATAGAGAAAGCAGCCATCGGTAAAATAACAGGCTTCTCTAACGGTGACCACATATAGAAATGATGGGTAGTTAAGAAATCAACAATTCCTAGCTTTTTTCGACTTTCTGAATTCTCAGATTCATGATTAGTACAGTTACAATTTGATGTAGCTGTATCAAGAATTCCTGCTGATACTGTTGCTCTTCCTTCAATAGGAAGGATACCTGATACAAACGAAAGTAGAGATATAACTACTCGATTACTCTTAAACTTTGACTTTAGATATCCGTAAATATCCTGGAAGATGCCATGCTCTTTAATAGTTCCAGATACAATCATGATCGCAATGAGCACGAATAGATATATCTCGTCTTCTAGATATGACCAATTCATTATTATAATATAATATAAATGTTGATAAATTCAATAAAAAAAACTACAACTAGAGCGAATTCAATCTTTCGGAGGATTACTAGTACCTCGTTCTAAACAGGAATTCTACCTGCTCTCTAATTGTAGTAAATTGGTGGAGGCGAGGGGACACTTAATCTCTAGCTTTCGCTAAAGCGTGGACTATATCTTCACCCTCGCGGGTGTTGGATGCTCAAGCCGGTACTCCGGTAGTCTCTGCACCTTCCTATTTCTAGGCTCGGCTCAGTATTGCCATGTTGCTTTCGCAATTTAGGTTCCACTGAATTCTTCCAATTTATACATTATCTATTGCTAGATAAGTCGACCTGCTTGTTGATCGAACCCCTGTGTTTATACTGTTACGTTAATATCTCTACACGCTTAGATAAGTTTAGCATTTGATTGACTACAGGCTGCTATGGCTTACCGACCTATCTTTTTTAGTCTGCCTATTATAGTGAAGAGTCTACAACCACCCCCTGTACTATGTTTTCTAAGTATCACAGGTACTACTTTAACCTATTATTATTTCCAAAAGCTTAATAGGATCTGCTTCTGGTTCCTTAGGCTGCGATAGCGAGGGGAGCCATTTCGTCACAGAGACAAAACTCTGTAATTGTGTTGGCTGCCTTCTTTACCTTGGCAAGGATTGCGGAGACCTTAGTCTTTGCATTTATGTTTTAATCAGCTTTTATAGTGGCCAACTGATTAACCACTGCGTGCAATACTAATTTCGAGTATAAGTCGAAGCCAGTACGCCCCCAAAATTATTTATCAAAGAACAAAAATTATTTAGTACATGTTTCTAAGCACCCACATTTGAGCACTACTTAAAGCTTTAGACCATGTTCCAAGAATCTTTGAAATATTCTGCCAAACTGTAGACCAGTATCTAAAAGTGATCTTATTAAGAATCTTCTTAGTCTTAGTCCAAGGATGATTTTCATGAGCCTTGAGTCGATCTTGCCAAGCTTTTTCATTAGCTGCATTTACTTCAGCTGTTGTTATAATCTCTCCCTTTACAAGTTCTAAAGACTTAAGCTTGCCTTTTACAAATACAGCATCAAATTCAATGTCCCAGGTATTACCCTCGTCGTCATCACTATAATCGTAGAAGTTAATAGTGTTTGTAATCTCTTCTTTAACTGAGGTACGACTTGACTCTACAAACTCATAAGGCCAGCAAAATTTGCCCTGCTTCTTAATCTTCTTTTCTTCAGCTTCAGACATTGTACGAACATGTTCTCCCTCTACTTTTTCAGTATAGAGATAACCATTCTTCTTAATATAATAAGCAGTCATTGTATTATCTAAAGACTTTGTTTGAAAGTCAGCTTTTGTCCAATCCTTGTTAGGAAAGGCCTTTTTAATTGCTTTAATCAGAGGAAGCTTACGTTCACAAAATACATAATCAAACATTCCCATTTTTTATACCTCCAAATTTACTTTTCATATTTTTATATAATAGTATATATTAAACTAAAGTCAAGGTTTGAATTGGTTTATGACTAGGTTTCATTTCTTCATTAGTTGTATAATTAATGTTTATTGCTACTCTTCTAGACACTGTTGTTGGTGTACTACCACTATGATAGAGATGACCATCGAAAATTATCATTCTATTTGCCTTAGGTGTAACTGTTTGTCTAATAGTTAGATTAGGGAGTGTATCATCATCGATGATTATATTACCGCCAAAAGCTGTAAGCGAGGGACTAAAGCGCTCGTTATAGATAACCGTATCACCGTCTGAATCATTTAGATAAATTAAAGCGGTTCGATGTGGTTGATTTAAATCAATATGTGTACCGAAATCATAGTTCTTATCAGCTGGTGTATTTAAAATACAACGAATACGTAAAATTGATTTAATATTTTCCCCTGCATATCCAAGAGCATATCTTACTGATGCTTCTATTATACCATGAGGATCAAAGACAAGCGTGCCATTATTCATAACAACACGTACAAAACTACATAAGAATGGATTTGTTAATATACGTCTATCATCAGCTACTCGTCCATAGTTCCAAGGAAAATCAATTTGCATGATTTCATCATGTAGTCGCTTAAAATCATATGCAGGTAAAATACTATCAAGAACTTTTATCATATCTTATATTATAGATTTTTAATAACAGGAATCAAGCTAAACTCTGTAAGAGTTTATTAACAATAATATTAAATGATTCTACCGTTACATCTTCTCCATCAATTTTTTTCTTGGCAGCTAATAGTTTTTTGGTAAGATCACGCTCTATGTCACTAACAGAACTATAACTATCTGTACGCATTTCTATTGGCTCACCACCGGCTGCTTTCCATGCTTTAATATATTTTGGAAAATCATCAATAAGAACATTAGGCTTACCTGTTTCTTTATTAAAAGCTACCTTGGTTTTATCGGTAATAAATCGCATTTCTTCAGGAGGTGGATTAAGATGTTTTTTAATCCATTCTCTTTTACCAGCTTCAGAAGCTGCACGGTCAATACCAGCAGGGCAGGAACAAATACTATAGCTACCTGCGATGTTTATTACCGTTTTTATTATAGCATGGGTTAGTTCACCATTCTCACCAAATGGAGGAAGATTAGCGAAGAAATTTTTAACTCCACCATGTTTTTTAAAGAATGCTGGTGCTGCTACTTCCCTATCTCTCCAAATTTGTCGAGTAGATTCTTTTTCATGATCTAATAGCTCTTTATAAGGCTTTCCTTCTGTACCTAATGAGACTGTATCAAAAAGGTTAGCAAGTAACCCATCCATGTCGAGATAAACTTTCATTACTCTCTATCCTTTCTATGTGCTCTCTTCCACCACTTGCACCATCCATTAGGTTTAATATCACCTGCTACTGCCGAACATTTATTTGGTGGTCTCCACATCGTACATACATCACATCGTTGACCTTTAACAGTATGAGCTACATACCCTGCTTCAGCCTTAGAGTGTTTCGCTTTAGCTTCTGCTAAAAATTCCTGTATTAACTTATTAAAGATCATTATTAAGGTTTATTTGCAAGTATAACAGTAAAACGAAAGAGAAAATATCCTTTGAAGTGTCTGTTTATAAATTCTTTCTTTGCGCTAACTACAAGTTTTGACTCTTGATCAACAATACGCTTTATTTTATCTTCTAAATTGGTTTGCGCTTGTTCTGTTGTTGCAAAATAACCGCTCCATTTAATAGTATTACGATCGATCGTCGGAGCTGAAGCATGCGGTGGATAGTGGTCGACGAGTGACATGATGTAAAATATTTAATCCTCTTTATGACCAAAAGAAGTGACGATATCTAACAAGTTGAGATAAAACTTCAGTATCCTTATCTTGAATAAGTTGCTCAAGACGATTTACCTCGCCGTACAGTTCTTCAAATGATTCCTTCCGTTCAACCATCTTAAGCATTTTAACCCTACCTTTTTCATCCGTTTCACACGGTATAAACATTTCGTTAAGTGGACGTAGTGGTGGGTAGGCATTATCCATATCTTTCTCTAGTTGTACACGTTTAATGGTAATATAATCGTAAGCAGATTCTAACCATTTGGCAAATGCTACAGCGTGCTCTCCTGTACCCTCCCAATCTGTATGACCGTGAAGATATTCATTTTCATAAAAACCTTTAATAAATTCAAAATTTACAATCTCAATGAGATGCGACACATCAGACCAAATACGAGGTATGACCTTACGATAGCGTTTGTTCTGTGGAACAAAGATTGGACGAATCTTATCATAATAATAAAGATCAGCCCAGCGAGGTACAAATGGAATCAACTGCCAAAGCTTTCTTGTACCAAACTTTTCATATAAAAAGTTATTAAATTTGTAACGAAAAGATTTTTTATATTCTTCGTAGTCAAAATTATCACAGCGAAGCTTGTGGTTACGCGCTTCAAATTTTTCTGATGTCATGCTATTATTATAACAGCTTAATATTTTTTTACAAGCTTTCCTTTCATCTTTACAAAGCCTTCGACTTTGCCTGTAGATTTAGGAAAATTTTCCTTGTATTTTTTTTGATCAGTTACGCGTGATTTTGAGCCTTTTCCTGCCATATATTTTAGTGTTTGGTTATTGTTGCTTCGATCTTATTTACACACCAGCGTGCGTAGGATCCACGCTCGTTATTCTTTTTTAGCTTACCTTCAGTTGTAAGTTCACGCAAAAGGTAGCCAGCGCGCGAGGCATCTACATTTAGGAGAGAGCAAATATCTGAAACTCCAAACTTACCATTAATTTTAAGAATTTCTTCTTTATCTTTTTCCTTTCTCTCCGTTTTCTTATTCTTTTTCGGCTCAGCATTCTCAACGTTAGCAGAGACAGCGGTAAAGTCATAACCACGACTCGTAAACGAACATGTATAATCAATACCAGGACCAAAACGGTTCTTCGAGAAATAAATTCGACGAAGATCAGGTGTCTCTCCCAATTCAACGAACATATTCACATCAACAGCGTAGGTAAGATGATTTGTACCACGCATTACACCGCCTTTGGTTAAGTGACAAATAATAACTACCGAACATTCCGTTTCCTTTGCACGTTGAATAAGCTTTTCAATAGCTTCCTTCTCCTCGAGATTACCTTTATCCATTGCCTGAAACGAATCAATAACGATTACATCCATATCTTCCATAAACGAAAGAACTTTGCTAAACTTAGTTTCATTACATACACCTACATCTTCAATACCAAGTCGACGGCAACTGAAAGCAACTTGATGAATAGATTCTTCAGCGCTAATGTAGCCGACAGAACGACCTGTTTTAGTCATTCCATTAAGAATCTGAAGAACCATCGTAGACTTACCAACACCTGCTTTCGAGGAAAGAGTAATACAAGAACCTGGAAGAATTCCTCCACCAAACATCTCATCGATTTCAGGGATATTCGACTTTACACGACGAAAGTAGATATCAGGAATCTGAACATCCTTAGCAGCTGTGAACGAAGTGGGTATAATATGATTAAGTTTCATGCTATTATTATGGTTGGTTTTTGTAAAATCGGCAATAGGAAAAGGGAATTTTATTTCAATTTCTTAAACTTTACCTCTGCCATTTTAAGATCTGTAAAAGTCCACCCGGCTGTGCCCCATTGAGAGGTTGAAGGATAAGCCTCTCCTGGAGGGATTTTCTGGCCACCGAGCTCATAACCGTTATGACGATTAATTTTTACGACTTCAAAAGAAACACCTTCTTGTCCCTTTTTTGTTTGTTTGTATATAGCGTTATTACCTATACGCTTTACTTGAGTATAGGTAAATCCCTTTTTATCGAACTGCTTAGGTAGTGTCTTCATGATTCTTTAATAATAGAAGCTCCATTTAGGAAATACAAGCTTATTTCCCGTTTATTTCTAGAGCACGTTTTAGAAAATCACTACCAAGAGCTATTGTTACACCGATTACCCCAAGCTCTTTTCGAACATCAGCTAGGCTCTTACCTTGTTTGAGAAGAGTGAGAGCATCTCGACAGATGTAGTGTTTGAGAAACTCTTCCTTTGAACCTGCCCTCTTAGCCTTTTCCTCAAGATACTCACTATTTGTAGGGCGCTCCTTGCCTGTAACAATACAAGTAAGAATATTCGAGTCCTTTGCAATCGCTTTCTTAAAGCGTTTATTGATTTCTTCAGCGTTTAACATTCTTTTATAATAAAAAATTGTGTATTAAAATGCAATAATAAAGTTGAAAATAAAAGGACCGACCACTAAATCATAGCAGTCGGTCCTCTTCATTATCTTAAGCAACGTTAAGTTCGTTGTTCCTAATAGCACGTGTAATATCACGTGCATCAACGCGCTGGACGGAACGCTTAAATTGATTGGTGCGGTTAAGCACCTTAGCACGCTTTACTGTAAAGCTGCCATCACGGTTACGTACCATCTTAACGAAGAACGTCTTAGGACGTAGATTCTTGTTTGAATAATCGATCATTTTTATTTCACCTCCTTTTTGTTTTTTCAATAGTGGTCTCTATTTTTTAATAATCCACTATTAATTTTTAAAACTCTCAGGAATATTAATTTCCTCAGGAACAGGAAGCATATAACTATCGGTCTTTGCCTTCCTGCTTGTGGCTCTGCGTTTGTAGCCGATAAGATAATGCTTACCGTTTTGCATGCTTTTAATAATTGGAATAAGACGACCTTGTTTAACCAACTTCATAATATTATCTGGATTCATCTTGCTCATATGTTTCAATTAGTAGCTTCTTTAATTTGATATATCAACTATTTTTTGGATAATTTTTTAAATTTGTTAAAACATCGTTAATTGTATGGTAGTTTGTTCTGTTAAACCGAATAACTGTCCAGCCAAGCTCCTCTAACTCTCGCGTTCTTTTTCTATCATTTTCTTGTACGTTTTTCATTAAATGTACTTTACCATCATATTCAAATGTATTTGCACTCCATCACCGTGTGTATCCAGGTAAGTCACCATTTTCGGCAATCTTAATCCCTTCATATGGAGCAACAACACGACGATAGAACTCGATCTTACAACATTCAAGAGAACCAACGATCTCGTTGAGAGTATTATAACAAAGCTTATGATCATCGATGTACTGCTGACAGATCTTAGTTATAAGATAGTTAAGATCACCAGCGTTTTCAATATTTGGAACAGCCTTCAGAGCTTTTTCAAATTTTGTTCTTTCTTGTTTTTTGATATATGGCATGTTTTTATAGTAGAAATATTTTTTTAAAAAATCAAGCTTGAAATTCATTTTCTACCTACATAATATAAAACCAATGAAACATGCCAAGGTAAAGAAAGTCAAAAAACTTCCTAAACAGAAAGCGAAGCCTGTTATTAAAAAAGCTAAACCTGTTATTAAGAAAACTACCCCCGTTGATAGCAATGGTGGTGTTAAGAGCAGGTTGATGTCCTGTATTGTAACGGGTATTGAGCGTCGTGTTTCAAAAGCAGGTATAACAAAAGGAATTAAAAAGTTTGGCGATCTTGCTACATTTATTGAAAATTATGTTGGAAATGAAGCAAAGCGTCTTCTTCGTCAGCGTGTCTCGCCGGAAGAGGTACAGAAGCAGCTTCGACCAGAAGGACTTAAACCGTTTTCTATTGATCATCAAGCTCTTGCAAGACTTAAGCTGCTTAAAAAGCCTCGTAACAAGAAACTAACAATTGAAGAGGTTCAGCAAATTTCAGTTAAGTGGATTCCAAAGGAACCACGTACCTACCCTACACAGGAAGCGTACATTATTGATAATACAAAGAATGGTTCTTGTATTGCTCCGCAATTATATCTCGATTCAGATCGATGCTGCGATCATTGCAAATATGTTAAGCACTGTCTATCAACAGCTAAACATTTTTCAAAGAAGTACAAAGCAGCTTAGTACCCATCATAGGTCTTTGTATATTTTACACGGCGTAGATAATTATCTTCCCCTTGAATAACTGGTATAGGTGTTTTTTTCTCGTACCGAATTGTAAACACAATAATAATATCGCCTATCTCCATAAGAAAAGCTAAGAAAAAGCAGACAAGTGCAGTAATATCAGCGTGAGTAAGTGCTGTAAAGGATACTTTAATAATATTATCTGTGCCAAGAATTTTTACAGGTGTGAATTTTGTATTAAGTGTAGAGGCGATAGAAGAAATAAGACTATTCGCATCAATAACAGCTGATTCAAGTTCTTTAAAACTATTTGTTTCGTTAATATTCTTTTTGCATGTGATAATTTTATCACCGAGTAGTTTATTTGATTTTTCAAGTGATTGAAGCTGCTCAATTACCTGCTGATCCACAGCATCATCCTGTTTTTTAATTTCTGCTTTTGTTCCTTGAAGTTCAATATTTGACTGCGCTTCAAGTCTACGAGCTTGGGCCTGAAGTTCCTTTGATTTAGGACCGTCTCCGGCTTTACCTTTTACACCAACCCGTTCATCAATAACTTCTTGGTTGGCGTCTTCAACTTTTTGTTTAATTTCTGTAACTTTAACAGTTAAATTTTTTTCTATTTCAATTTTCTTATCTCGTGCTTGATTGTTTATGTCGAGTTCCTGTGTTTGTACAGCTTTTTTACTTTCAGCTTCAAAATATGATAATGTTTCTGTGATTTGTACTTTTGATTCTTGTAAACTATCTCTTACGCCGGTCTCAGAGTATAGACCTGCAAAATCAAAAATAGTTGGTAATAGGCTTAAAAATAAACTTAAAGTTGCTGCTTTAAGAGGAAATTCTTTTCTACCAAATAAAATTATCTTCACACAATACGGCAAACCAACAACAGCAAAGCTTGCTAAAGCGATTAAACCCCAATTCCAACTTATAAGAATAACATTAAGAGCGTGAAACGCAAAACAATAAGCTACAAAAATAATAAACCAATATACAATATCAATAGCTACAGAAGCTATTTTATTGTTTGTATTAAACCCAAAAATTGTATGATACTGTGGTATAACAGTATTTTCAGTTATAGCTTCTCTGCTAAATAAATTTTTGATAAGCTTCACGCTAGTATTTAATCGATTTTAAAATACAGCGTATATCTTCTCGTATAATCTCGATCTGTTTATAGAACATTTGATCAAGAAACATTATAACTATTCTCATATTTGCATCCTAGGGACACATATATATTTAATCTTTTATAACTAAGTATTCTAGCCTTTGGTATTTTATAGATTTACCCATAAATAATTGTAATCATGTCCGATAACGCACGGTTCCATAATAAGCTTCACAGAAAGAATCATCACTCCATCTGTACACCAGGATATCCTGATTCAGCAACAGATCCTATTGCCTCACAAGCAGAACCGTTTCAGGGTGATTTTTATATTAACGGTAATATCAACGCAACAGGCGCTCTTAATACTACATTTGTTACTCTCTCAAACATTAGTATACCTACTCCTGTTTTATCAGCTACTATTGGATTTAATCCAACAAATTCTCTCATTGTTCAACTATCTGGCACTCAATACGCTATCCCTGTAACGTATGTAGGTCCTCTCGGTACATCGGCTCCAGCGATTCTTAGCAACTCTCTTTCTGGTAACCTAGGATTTGGTACAAATGCTCCAAGCTATCCGATAGACATTGTAGGTAGTAATAATGGTATAAAAACGTCATTTTATGGTACTTCAAACAACCTAGGCAATGCTACCTACATGTATCAAAGTTCAGCTGGAAGCGCTACTTTTTCAAACAATACATACGAACAAAATGGCTCGAGGATAGCATCTCTCTCTACCGGCGGTTGGATGACTATAAGTCAAGCAGGTCAATTTCGCTTTCATCAATTCAGCGGTCAAGTAGCAGGTCAAACTGTAACTTCAACAACTCCTGTTATTATTTTATCCTCCGGTCAAGTTGGTATAGGAACAACTACACCTAATAAGGCACTAACCGTCTCCGGCGATATTAGTGCAGCGAATGCTATCTATGATGCGACTGGTAATAGTAATAATTGGAACACTACCTATACAACAGTATGTGCAAATAGTGCAAGTTGGCAATCTAGTTTAGTTGTTGATAGTTACGTAATATCAAATAGTGCTACCTTCGATAGTTCATATAATGTTACTGTATACGCTAAGCTTTCTTCCCAGCCCTATACCCTCACGAATGTAAACTCAATTCAAGCAAATATAGGTGGTAACAATGCATTAAGTGCTTATTCAGGTGTACTTGCCGGCTACTACAATACATCATCAGGCTATGGATCATTAGTCGTAGGTGGTGGTAATAATATGGCGTCAGGCTATTTTTCAAATGTTCATGGTGGTGTTAGTAACAATGCATTAAGCGCATATTCCGCTGTTCTTGCAGGCTTTAACAATACATCATCAGGCTACGGGTCCTTAGTCGTAGGTGGTGGTAATAATACGGCATCAGGCTGTGGAGCGATAATTGCCGGTGGTGGTAATAATACGGCATCAGGCTGTGGAGCGATAATTGCCGGTGGTTATAATAATGTAGCTTCAGGATACCTATCCAATATTCTTGGAGGTACTGGTAATAGTCTTTCAGGCAATAATTCATTTGCCTTAGGGTCAAATATTGTATCAACTACACCTAATTATACATTTGTAAATAATCTATCCTCTCAATCCCTAGTACAGTCATCTAGTTCATGTACTGGCTATCTCAATGTAAGTCAAAATAGTGTCGGAGCAGCGCTATCAAATGTTCGTGCACAATTTACTTCTAATCTTAATAGTTTTTCACAAATTAATCATCAAAATACAAACAGTGGAACATATGCATCGACAGATGTTGTTGTTACAGCTGATAACGGTAATGATACACAAAACTATCTCGATTTAGGTATTAATAGTAGTACGTATTCTTCGCCCTCTTATACTATTACCGGTCCTAACGATGCGTATCTGTATACACAAAATTGCAACATTGCAATAGGTACGGCGTCAAACGCCAATATACTCTTTCATACCGGTGGCACACTTGCAAGTAATGAACGTATGCGTGTTACAGGTTCAGGATGCGTTGGTATAGGTACAAGTACACCGAACAACACATTGACCGTTGTAGGTAATATCTCAGCAACAGGTAATGCATATTTTACAAATACCGTTTACTGTGCAGGTATAAACCAGGGTTCAATACAACCAGCAAATACAACAAATACTGCATCAAACGTTTATACACTTATCGCTGGTGGTAGTAATAATATTGTCACAGGAGCCGGTTCAACTGTGGTTGGTGGTTATTGTAATATTGTGTCAAGCTGCTGTGGTAGTATTCTCGGTGGTTTGTGTAATAATAATAGCGGTACTCTATCTATAATAGGTGGTGGTAATAATAATATTACTTTCTCCGGTTACGGTAGTATTCTAGGCGGAAGTAATAACAAAACATGCTGTTATAGCGTAGTAGTAGGAGGTTACAATAACAGTGCTTATGGCTGTTACTCAGTAACTGGGGGCGGGCTTGGTAATACAAGCTCTGGTACTTATAGTAGTGTAGTAGGTGGATGCTGTAATGTAAACAATGGAAGTCTTAGCTTTATTGCTGGTGGTTATAATAATACCATACAAAATGGTGTAAACGATGCTTTTATATTAGGTTCTAATATAAACGCTACATGTTCAAACTACACCTACGTAGAGGGAATTATTGCAAATAACGGTATAAATGCAAACTGCGCTACTATTAATAGCATTTACAGTAATGTCTCAATTTGCACGTACAGTCTCAGTGCGTTTAGCGTTAATGCATATAGTACAAATATCTGTGATTCTACTGTTAATAGAAATAGTGTTATTGGTGGTAATTTAACAGTATTAGGTAATATCTATTCACCTTTATTCTCATCTCTAACCGGTACAGGTTCATTTGTACTCTCAGGTGGTAGTAAATATTCAACTGTATTTGGCGATGGTGTTGCATCAACCTTTATTATTAACCATAACTTAAACACAAGCGATATAGTAATGACAGTTATTGACTTTAATACAGCTCAGGTTGTATATCCGACTGTTACGATTAATAATTTAAATCAGGTACAAATTAATTTCTCTTTTGTACCGCCACCATTAAGTTATAAGATATCAATCATAGGTCTTTAACTTGTATTATAGAATAATACTGTATAAATATTAGAGTATATGCCTAATAATATTAATGCATTACCATCTTCTGGTCCTATCTCTCTACAAGATATAGCGAACGCGTTCTATTTATATAAATCATATTCAGATGGTGGTTCTGTTGATCTTTCCGTATATTATGGAGACAATATACGGAAATATAATTCACCATCTGGGCCTAATATACCGTTCCTATCAACGTATTCGCCGTCTGCTCCACCAATTGCTACATCATTTACAAAAAAACTTGATGTTGACCCTTTTCATGGTAAGCGTTTTACGTTTCCTATTAATCTTATTGTCAATACCCCGATTAAAAACTATAACGTTTATGATCAAGCAGCACTTTCAGCAAAAAATGCATATGGGTTTAATTTAAACACACCTGGTATTCCGTTTAATATTACTGTAATAAACAATAGTACTATATCATCATCTGCAACAACAGGACCTGGTATAACACCAGGATCATATTCCGTGTCAACACCAGGTACTACATATACTTGGACAATACCAGCTAATACAACATCAGTAAATATACTCGTTGCCGGCGCCGGTGGTGGTGGCGGCGGTGGTGGCGGTGTCAGTGGCGCTGTTGGAGGCGGTGGTGGTGGCGGTGGTGGTGTTATAGTTACAAACAATATTCCTGTTATACCGGGTATGCCTGTAACTATAACTGTAGGTAAGGGGGGTCAAGCAGGTACATTTACTACTCAAGGAGATTCAGGTGGTACCTCAACACTTACAATAGGTACTAGTAGTTTTAGTGCGTTAGGCGGTGGAGGTGGTTACCCAGCTCCTAATGGACCAGGTGGTAACTACGGAGGACCAGGTGGTGCAACAGGTGGAACCGGTACTACTAAAGGAGGATCAGGTGGACTCTCACTTACATCTCCAGCTGGCACTGGTGGTGCTGGTGGAGGTGGTAATGGAAGCGGTGGTTGGACAGCAGATGGTATACCAGGTAATAATGGCATTATCACTATTACTTGGGCCAATGTAAATAGTAACACAACTAACACCCTAGGTACAGCTGCAATGGTTATTGGTACAAGTTCTGATGGATCAAAAGTATTCAATCAAAATACAATTGCATGTTTTATTAACGGTAATAGTGGCACCATAGTAGGTGCTGCAGATACGTCTCCAGTAGTGACTTGTACTGGAGCAGGTAGTTTTTACGTGAATCAAGGTGAAGCAAACATATGTTATAAACTATTAGGGGGAGGAGGCCAGGGCGGACATGGAGGCGCTGCTGATCACCATGTTGGTCAAGGTCAACATGGTGGAACGGGCGGTTGTATAACCGGTTCTGTATCCGTTAAACAGGGCGATCTTGTATGTTACGGGGGGGGAAGCGGTGGTACAGGTGGTAGTTATGTTGGTATCGATGGAAGTCCGGCTGTGCTCTGTATCAACGGTAATGTAGCAGCTTGTGCCCCTGGAGGGGGAGGTGGCGGAGGTTACGGTACTGATGGTCAAACGTATTACGCAGGTAGTAATGGGGTTTCATATAGTGGTGGAGGATGTGGAGGCAGCTATGGTGGTTATACTGATGGAAATTGGAGTGGTCACTGCGGGGGCAGCGGTTACCCTGGTAGTGCTACAGTGTGTTATCAACCAAACCTACCAGGAGGACCAGCACTCTACCTTACGAAAAAAACAAGTATTACAAACAACGGTAATATAATTGGTGGATCGAGTTCAATCGGTACAGTAGGTGCTGGTAATGCTATTATCGGTTGTTCCTGTATAGATGGTACAATACAGGGTAGTGGTAAGATTTACGGCCATCAGATATAGATCTCGCACAGGTCAATATATAAATACTAATAAGATATATGTCACTTAATTTATTAGATAATGCTTATGTTATTGGTACACTTAGCGCTTCGTCGGATGTAGCTACATCTGGAAGATTTCTCTCCGGTGGTGTCGATATAAGCTCGATTATAAGCGCTATTAACATCAGTCCGTATTCTTATAAATTAAGTACATCATCTATACAGACATTATATAACAGTAATAATGCTTTAGGTCAATTTTCTGTATCTACAGGTGGTAGCAACAATACAACCACCGGAGCATATTCTTTTATTGCTGGTGGGTCTGCTAATTATACAAATTATACTAATACTTTTATCTTAGGAACTGGTTTAAGCGCTTCTAAAGCTAATACAACATTTGTTAATAATTTAAGCACTCCCGGTACTATAACAGCAGGCATTGTAAGTGCAACCGGAAGTATTTATGCTGGTGGAAACGGTGGTATATTTTATGGTGATGCTGCAATTCTTGCTCTACGTCCACCAGTTGCTACAGCTCCTAATGGTGCAACATTTTTTCAAGATAATGTAGGTAGTATTACCACAATGTATGTTGACAGTAATACTAATTACCGTGTCGGTATTGGCACTGTTACACCCAATCAGTTATTAACTGTTGCTGGTAATATTAGTGCGGCTGGTAATTTTTTTACTTCAGCAGCAACAATTACATCTAACAACTCAGCTACTAATGCTTTTAATACTAGTCTTTTAACTATAGTAGGCGCTGCTAGTGGTTCTGTATTTGAGTCATTGCAAAATACTGTAGCAGGGGTTAGTGCAAGTACAGATATATCTATATATAACGATTTAAACAATTATATTGATTTAGGTATTAATAGTTCTAAGTATAATGGTAATTTGTATGGACCAGCCTTTAACGTTGTAGGTCCTGGAGACGGTTATCTCTATACAACTAATAACAATTTAGCTCTTGGTACAGCAGGTACTACAGGTAATGTCAGTATCTTTACTGGAGGTACATTGTCTGGTTCTAATATAAGAGCTAATTTTACAAATGCAGGGTTAACTGTTAATGGTTATATAAGTGCATCCGGGGCTGTTTTTTATAATTCAAATTTTAATACAACTAATTTCACAACTAATGGTACTTATATTGTACCAGCTACCGCTTCTTTCGTAAGAATTCAATGTATTGGTGGTGGTGGAGGCGGTGGAGGCGGATCAGCTAATATAGCAGGGACATCTCACTACGGTGGTGCCGGTGGTGGTGGTGGTGGTTATGTTGATATAACAATACCTGCAAGCCAATTAACCTCAACTAATTTAACTATTGGAGTTGGAACTAGTGGAGCTGGTGGAGCTGGCGTTGGACTTACAACTGTAGCTACAGCAGGTACTACCGGTTCAGATGGATTATCTAGCTATGTTGCATATACCGCATCTGGTATAAAAATAGCTCTCGCGCCTGGTGGAAGGGGAGGACGCTCTTCGTTAGCGTCAACAGCTATAATTGGTGGTGGCGGTGGTGGAGGAAATGGAGGAAATGGGGGTTCTGCCGTTCAAGCATCTGAAACCGGTCTTCCTGGAGGAGATTCTATGTATGGCGGCGGTGGGGGTGGTGCTGGTGGAGGAACCTTAACTAGTAACAATGGATTAGCTGGAGGAATCGCGTATCCTGGTGGATCTGCTGGTGGTAATATAACAAACTCTACAGGAGGTACAGCCGGTACATCTGGTATTGCAGGTGGAGCAGGTGGAGCAGGTTCTGCGTCAGTTGCCTTCTCGACTAATGGTATAATTTTTGGTGGTACAGGTGGTGGCGGTGGGGGAGGTAGTTATGGTGGAGCAACTGCTTCTGCAGGTGGCAATGGTGGTGTTGGAGCTTTATATGGTGGTGGTGGAGGAGGAGGTGGATCCGGTACAGCAGGCACAGCACCACAACAAGCAGCTGGTGGAGCAGGTGGTAATGGAGCAAACGGATACGTAAGAATAACAGTTTATTAAAATAACTAATATTAACACTGATGTATACACTGCCTCCAAATACTGTTGCGGGTTCAATTATATTTTCACCACAACATCTTGGTATACCACAATATCTTGACGTATCGAGAGATATTGTAATTTCATTTGATTACGCTTGCTATGGGCCAACGGTAAGCGGTAGTGAAGGTTTTTGTGTATTTTTTGGAGATACTTTCAATCCAGCTATCTATGGCGGTGGTCCAGGACCAGGATTAGCGTATAGTTCCGTGTATTCTGTTGATCCTAGTCAGGTAACACCTACGGTACCAGGGTTAAGTGGGTTGACATGCGGTGTATTAGGTGTTGGTTTTGATATAACGGGTAATTTTGGTTGCAGTGCTTATTCAAGCTCTGGTTACATTGACCGAGTTCAAAACTCTATTGCTTTGCGCTCTTCCTATAATAGCGATTTTAATATTATAACAAGAACTCTCAATTTAAATGATACGTCGTTTACAAAAAATATCAATCTCTACCAGCAAGTAACAGGGAGTGACGTCCCGGTCTTTAAACGTGTACGTGTTAGATTAACAGACTTCGGGCAGCGTATCGTTGTTGACATGAAATTATTGGATGATTTGTATTTTACAAACTACTTAGATTATAATTTTGCTAATTATAATAATTCACTTTTATCAAGTACAGTTACTGTATTCGGTATACCATTGAGTACAATACCAGTCGCTTTCCCGTCTACAGTTAGATGTGGATTAGGTTTTTCAACAGGACAAGACACAACTACTACCTTTAAAATTAAAAACTTTAATACAAATGGTTCATTTACCACAGCATATGCTTCTGGTACATACATGTATGATGTTGATACTACGACATTGAGTGCAATTAGAACATATCTTGATACAGCTGCACCGTACTTCTATCAAGGGGACAGGTTTAATATATTTAATTATGACCCCGATACCACAAATCCTATTGTTACAGGTGGTAACCCACTTATTGTTGCAGGTACAAATGGTGTTGACATTGGTGCGCCTTATGTTCCGGGTGATAACTATGTAGTTATTACTGAACATTATTAAGGAAGCTTAAAAAACAAATACTAAGGAATAAATAATCATAGTCATGTCTAATATTGCAGCTACTCTCTCATTAAACGTTCCTGCTATTACTGCCCTCTGCAAGGGTCCGAGAGGGAGCCTGTTCTACGCTGCATCAGGTCTACCAACAAATCCAAATAATATTTATAGCGGTACTGTCGGTGTGTCCGGTGATTATTATATTGATACATCAACGAGCTTACTATATGGTCCGTTCGGTGCAACATGGCCGACGACGCCTCTTTTTGCTTTAAATCTACCTGTTAGTGCTTATCCAATTCAAATTATTCCAGGTACAACCTCACTTGTTATACCTACATACGGGTCAAATTCCATATCTCAACCAAGCTCATATGTTACTATTCTCGGTGGCTTTAATAATTCTATAACTGGTCTTAATTCTTTTGTTTTAGGATCGAATATTACTGCAGCTGTTACCGGCTTTACATTATTAAACAATCTTTCATCAACCGGTACTATTTTTGCTAGCGCGGGTAACAGCAATCAATGGTATAATACCTATACCGCTGTTTCACCTAATAGTGGTAACTGGTTTTCAACTTATACATCTGTAGGTAGTAATAGTGGTAACTGGAATAGCACTTATACATCTGTAGGTAGTAATAGTGGTAACTGGAATAATACCTATTCTTCTGTTTTTGCTAATAGTGGCTGTTGGTCTAGTGCTTATTCTCTAGTTAGTGCCGTTGGGTATCAAACATACTATGCAAATAATTCTTGCGCTATTCTACCATTTCAACAAACAAATTTTGCTACAGGAACAGCGAGCAATATTGGCGGTGGTAATTGCAATAATGTTTCAGGTTGTTTTTCAGGTATTTTAAATGGTGTTTGTAATACAGCATCCGGTAATTATAGTAATATCACAGGTGGCTTTAGTAGTAATGCCATAGCTAATTATTCAAATGTGGCTGGTGGTGTAAAAAATACAGCATCTGGTTACGGCTCTACCATAGGTGGTGGTATATACAATATTGCTTGTGGTTATAATGCTGCTGTAGCGGCTGGTGCATATAATTGTTCAAATTGTTGTAGTACCTTTATCGGCGGTGGTAAGTATAATACAGCGTCCGGTATTCGTTCTGCTGTTGTAGCAGGTCAAAATAATACAGCTTCCGGTCATTACTCTTATATAGCAGCTGGTTCAGCTAACGACACAAAAGGATATGCTAATACCTTTATCTTAGGTACAGGATTAAGCGCAACACAAGCTAATTACACATACATCAATAACTTAAGTGTACAAGGTAGTATAAGTGTTAATGGTGGTATTAATACTGGCGGTACCGGTGGCGCTACATTTAATTCATTGGGTGTTACAAATAATGCTACTGTAGGTGGTACATTGAGTAGTGTTGGTGCTGCTACACTAAATTCGCTAAACGTTACCAACAGCGCTACTGTCAGTGGTACATTAAAGGTTGCAGGTGCTTCTACTCTTGCTTCATTAGGTGTAACAAATAATGCTACAGTAGGTGGTACATTAGGTGTAACAAGTAATGCTACAGTAGGTGGTACATT